GCATTATATTTGTATGTTGGTGAATATATAGAGGACGGTCTAAAGTATAGTGACGGTGGTTCATATATTACTGATTTCTTCCCTGAGTTTAATGTGGAGTTTACTGAATCAAATGTTATTGACTTAAGTAGGTTAATAAAAGTTTATGCAAGTAAAAAGTATAATGATAACAATTTAACAAGAGGGCTGTTCCTACAAGATTTTGAATCCTTTATGAATCAAAATCAATTGAATCAGTATAATATGTTAAATCAAATATTCTCTAACCTTAATAGACGATTACCATCGGTTGAGGAAAGTAAAAAAGAGGTGAGAGTGTCAAAACTTGACGGTAACACTAATAAGAATGAAATTTGGACGGTGTTCAAAAACATGAACGATAGGTGGATATCAGGTCAAGATGTTAAAGGTAAAACATTATTTGAACAATTCTTATTCTTAGATAGCGGTAACAGACCGATAGGTGATAAGGTAATTATTAATATTGAAAAATTAAGAGAAACATTAAAAGGTTATACTGCAACTGATAGTGTATTAAATCTGATGGGTTCAATATTAGAAGATAATAACTTTGTCTTTATGCCGACACCAACATACGCAAACTTCTTTGGTAGAAACGAAAGGGTAAAAGAGGGTATGCCTGACCCATCATATAGTGATATTGCGAACAATGCGTTTGGTACATTCTTAGAGGTAGACACTCACGGCTCAGAACCAAAGTTCTTGGCAATCTATGTTGGTAAAGTTTCTGAAAAAATTAATACGTCACCTGAAAATGAAAATTACTTATATCAAGATGACGCCTTTGATATTTCAAAATCAACTAATAACCCTTTAAGGTCGTCACTTGATGGGGTGGACAACTTCTCGAATAGAAATAAAGTTGTGGCGTTTAATGTAGATTTTGGTGTTAGAAACCAAAACATGTTTAAATCGATTTCTATTGATATGTCACAAAGAAAAAATATTGCACCAACTTTTGAAATTTTAGCAGGGTTAGGTGCGATGGGTGATGGTATGAAAGTTGCTCAACAGACTGCCAGTTTATATAACTTTTATAAAAACTCAAGTTACAACTGTACGGTAAGTTCTATGGGTAATGCTATGATTCAACCAACAATGTACTTTAATCTTAGATATGTACCAATGTTCTATGGTCCGTATTTGATTACAAGTGTTAATCACGATATTACAACTAGAGATTTTAATACAACATTTGAAGGTGTAAGAGCCACAAAATACTCTTTACAGTTACCCGATAGTTTGGTCTCTAGTGTAAATGTAGATTTGGTACAAAATTATCTTTCAGACGTTAGAAGGTTAGCATCTACAAACAGTAGATTAACGGAGAGTGAGGTAAAAAGAAGTGACAACATTAAAAACAGTACTACTTCAACTAATAATAAAAAACAGGGTGAAGACAATAAGTGTATTGCTCAACAAAAGTTAGATAAACCATACGAGAAAAATAAGAAATCAACAATTAATAGTTCAACGTTTAAAGCGGCAATTAATAATATTTCATTATCTGAAAATGTTAAGAAATACATTTTTGGTGTTGGTTATGTTGAGACTGGTGTGGGACAAAACTTAACTGCGTTCAACAATAACTTTTTTAACCTTAAGAATATAAAAGAAAATGATAGATGGACTGTAGACTTTAAAAAACAAACATGTGTTAAAGATAATGGATTTGACATTCCATATTTGGCGTTTGATAGCTTGTCAGATTCTGTTAAATTTATGAATGATATATGTAGTCAATACGACGCTATTATAAAAGAATTTTTAAAAAACCCCTCTATAAATGGTGACTTAGCTAAATCATTTACTTATATATGGTATTATACACTTAGGTTTACAAAATTAGATAAACAATTAAATGCAAGTGAAAATGCTGAAGACTCCATAATTGCAACTATTGACGGTGAAATTTCTAAAAATTCTGAATCTAAAAAAACATTTGATAAGGGATATGATATGTTTGGTAGAAAGATAAACGCGTGGGATAACAGTTAAAAATTAGAAAAACACTAATTAACGTATATTTATTAATAAAAAGATTATGAATACAAAATCATTATTAGACCAGTATTTGTCAAAAGACACTAGAATTACTGAAAGAGATTCAGGTAATGGTTACAAAGAAGTTTGTGACTTAGACACAGGTGATTGTTACACTGTTAGAATGAAAGACGGCCTTATTGAAAGAGTAGATAACACAATGAAACTAAATAGAACTCTTAAGGTTGAAACACCACAAGGGGTAAAAACTCTTTTAAACGGTTAAAAAGAATTATTATGTCAGTAGATAAAAAAATATTAAAAGAAATTGAGTCTTATAAAAGAATCAATAAGTATATTCTTGAACAAGAAGAACCTGTAGACCCAGCGGCGGACCCAGCATTAGATTTAGGTGGTGACGCTGAAGCACCTGCTGGTGATGAAATGGGTGAACCACAACCTGTAGATGTTGAAACAGACCCAGATGTTGAGGTTGTTGATGAACCAGGTATAGAAGGTGGTGATGAAGTATCGTCTGATGAAGTTTCATCTGATGAGGGTACTGAAGAATTAGATATCACTGATTTAGTAACCACACAAAAAGACATGTCTTCAAAGCAAGAAGAGTATATGGAGACAATGATGGATAGATTAACTGACTTAACAAGTAAGTTAGAAGACATGGACCAAATTTTACAAAAGATTAATGATTTGGAACATAAAGTTGAAAAATACCGTCAAAAATCTCCTGAAGAAAAATTACAATTAAGAAGTTTAGACAGTTACCCATACAATCAAAAATTAACTGATTTCTTTTCAGACAAAGAAGTTGAAATGGAAAAAACAGGTAAAAATGAATATGTTTTAACTTCTGATGAAGTTGAAAACTATAGTGATGGTGAGATTAAAAAATCTTTCGATACTCCATTTGAAGATGAAGGAATGTAATTGACAAACCAAAAAATATAGACTATAATAAGACCACAATTCGTGGTCTTTTTTATTTTATAACCATTTGACTAAATCACCTTATGTGTTATATTTAAAAGAGAGTAAATAAGAAATAAATTAAAAAGAGTAAAAAAGAGAAACTATGGCAAATGCATTAGACGCTGTACTGGCACAGTACGAAAAAAACACCTCTAAAAATAGTGGTGGTAATCAGTCGATGTCTCAAGAAGACCGACTAAAACGTTATTTCACAACGTACCTACCTAAAGGTACTAAATCAGGTCAGAAAAGAGTTCGTATTCTACCAACATCAGACGGTTCATCTCCATTTAAAGAGGTGTGGTACCACGAGGTACAAATTGATGGTAAGTGGACTAAACTCTACGACCCAGGTAAAAATGACGGTGAACGCTCTCCACTTACTGAGGTATATGAAGAGTTGATGTCAACAGGTAAAGAGTCAGACAAGGACTTGGCTCGTCAATACCGTCCACGTAAATTCTACATTGTAAAACTTATCGACCGTGAAAATGAAGACCACGGACCTAAGTTTTGGAGATTCAAAGACAACTACAAGCAAGAAGGTATCTTGGATAAAATCATTCCTATTTGGAAAGCTAAAGGTGACGTAACCGATGCTAACGAAGGTAGAGATTTGATTATTGAGTTGGCTAAAGCAAAAACTCCAAAAGGTATTGAGTACACTGTAGTTCAAACAGTTATGTATGACGACCCATGTGCAATTCATGAAGACGCAGGTCAAATGAAAGAGTGGGTTGAAGACGAACTTACTTGGCAAGACGTATATGCTCAAAAACCTGTTGAGTATTTGGAAGCAATCGCAAGAGGTGAAACACCTGTTTGGGATTCAGAGTTGAAAAAATATGTTTATGGTGAGGAATCAGAAATGTCTATTGGTGGTTCATCTTCAACAACTGAAGATACAGTAGACCCACAAGCTACAGCTGAGGTAGATGACGACCTACCATTCTAAAGAAAGTTAATATGATGGTGCGGACAATGTCTGCACCATCTTTATAATGTAAAGATTATGGCAATTAAGAAAAAAGATTTTAGTAGTATTAAAAAGAAGTTCTCAACTTCGGCAAAATACAAACCCCAAAGATTCTTTGATTTGGGTGAACAGTTCTTGGATGCTGTTGGTGTTCCTGGTCCTGCAATTGGACATTTAAATATGTTCTTAGGACATTCAGATACAGGTAAAACTACTGCGTTGGTAAAGACTGCGGTCGATGCTCAACGAAGAGGTATGTTACCTGTGTTTATCATCACAGAACAAAAGTGGTCTTTTGAACATGCAAAACTTATGGGTTTTGAATGTGAGGAAGTGGTTGATGAGGAAACGGGTGAATTGGATTGGGACGGATTCTTTATCTTTAACAACAATTTTGAATACATTGAACAAATCACAGATTATATCAACGAACTATTAGATGCACAAGCAAAAGGTGAGTTAGAATATGATTTGTTGTTCTTATGGGATTCTGTAGGTTCAGTACCGTGTAAAATGACTTATGAAGGTAAAGGTGGTAAACAACATAATGCTGCCACTTTAGCCGATAAGATTGGTATGGGTATCAACCAACGTATTTCAGGTTCTCGTAGAGCAGATTCAAAATATGAAAACACATTGGTTATTGTTAACCAACCGTGGGTTGAACTACCTGACAATCCGTTTGGTCAACCAAAGATTAAGGCTAAGGGTGGTGAATCTATTTGGTTAAACTCATCTTTGGTATTTTTATTTGGTAATCAAAAAAATGCGGGTACCAACAAAATCACGGCAGTTAAAGACAAGAGAAAAGTTAAGTTTGCAACCAGAACTAAAGTATCTGTGATGAAAAACCATATTAATGGTTTGGGTTATGAAGATGGTAAAATCATCGTAACACCTCATGGATTTTTGGCAGGTAAAGACTCAACAGAAGAAAAGAAGTCTATTGAGGCGTATAAGTCTGAACAGGCAAATTATTGGAAGGAAGTCATCGGAACAGAGGGTGACTTCAAATTGGAAGAAGAAAAAGAAGTGTAACCATTTAACACAATAAACGTGGTTAAAACATTATTAGTTGACGGAAATAATTTATTCAAAATAGGTTTTCATGGTGTTAGAGAATTCTATCACGAAGGAAAACACATTGGTGGAATTTATCATTTCGTTAATACTATCAGAAGGTTCTTAACTGAACACAACTATGATAAAGTAATCGTCTTTTGGGATGGAGAAAACAACTCCGCCCAAAGACGACTTATTTCCCCTGATTATAAACAAAACAGAAAACAAACATTAAACGAATCTAAGAGAGAATCGTTTGAATGGCAGATGCAACGCATTCAAGCATATCTTGAGGAGATGTTTATACGTCAGGTATCTATAGAAGAAACTGAAAGTGATGATTTAATTGCATACTATTGTCAAATATCTGAAGACGAGTACAAAACCATATTCTCTTCAGATAAAGACCTTACACAACTTATCTCAGAGAATGTTGAGGTGTACCAACCCATGAAGAAGATAACTCTTAAGAACGGAGATTTGGTACCTTTAAAAGACATCTCAATACCCCATAGTAATATTGCGACCTTTAAAATTATATCTGGTGATAAATCAGATAATATTGATGGTATTCAATATATGGGTGAGAAGACGTTTGTTAAATTATTTCCTGACATAGTTGATAATACGGTATCTGTTGACGATATTAAACAACGTGCTGAGGAATTACACAAAACGGACAAAGACAATCGAGCACTACAAAACCTTTTATCGGGTAAAACAAGAAAAGGGGTTTTTGGTGAAGAATTTTTTGATATTAACAAAAAACTCGTAGATTTGTCCAAACCATTGCTAACTGAAGAGTCAAAGGAGACTATTGAACTTTACCATAGAGAAAATTTGGACCCCGATGGTAGAGGATATAAGAACCTTATGAGGATGATGATGAGTGATGGAATTTTTAAGTACCTACCTAAACACGACAATGCTTGGGTAGAATTTTTAACACCTTTTATGAAACTTACTCGTAAAGAAAAAAGAAGATTTAAAAACAAAAAAAGAAAATTATGAAAGAAAAAAGTGACGTTACAAAGTTAGAGTTTTTGTTAAC